TCAGAGGGCATCGGTGATTCGGCGCAGGGCATCAATATCCACATCCTGATAGTGCCGCAGCTGGGCCTCCGATGTGTGTCCTATCAGCTCCAGCTTATCCTTACTGGGGGCGTTCACATCCTTCAGCAGGGTAGCGAAAGTGTGACGGCACGAGTGAGGCGTGTACGTGTGGTAATCTACTCCGTTGACGGTGTGGGTCGGATTCTCCGCGCCGACGGCCTCCAGAGCGGCGTAAAACGCGGCGCGGTATGCACGCAGGGAAAGTACCCCGCCGTCCTGCGCACAGAACAGCTGCCCCTCTTTGCGGGCCGCCACAAGGGCGTCCACGGTGGGCTGGATCTTTGGCGACACGGTTACGACGCGGTCACGGCCGGCGTCCGTCTTGGCACCGCCAACGAATGCGCGGCGGACGGGGTCATAGTCGCGCGCATTAAGCGCCAGCAGTTCGGAGGGCCGGAAGCCGAGATAGCACTGCGCGACGATATAGTCCGCGTAGGGGACAGTCCCGATGGCCTTCTTCAGCTTCTCAAGAATGTCCACAGGAAGGCCGACCTTGCCGGCGCCGGCATCGGCATCCACAATGAGGTATTGACCAAGGTTCAGCGAGGCAAGGCCGCGGGGGATCGCGTACTTGTACATTAGGCCGCAAAGGGCTTTCATGTTCTCATGGGTACGTTTCCCTTTCGGGCATTCGTCCATGCACGCCTGCAGGTCGTCGATGTCAATGTCGGTCAGCTGGACGTGCCACAGCGGGCGGAAGTATCGGGAGGCAGCCTTGTAGCAGTTGATCGTATCCTTGCCAGCCCGATGGGTGGGCAGCCAGCGGTCATAGAGTTGCTGAAGGGTGAGGGACTTGGGCTTATCCTTTGCCGCCCGCAGCTGGGGCAGGTAATCCAGCGCCGCTTTCTTGGTCTTGAATCCGTCCTTGGATCGGGTCTTGCGTCGCTTCTTGCCCTGCGCGTCCACGGTGTACCCGAGGGTGACAACGGCGCGAAAGGTGCCGTTGGGCAGCTTGTAGGCGCTGCCCTGCGCGTTGCCGCGGGACTTCGGCCGTTGCGTGACGTCCTGTTTAGCGCCGCAGCGCTGACAGTAGATCGCACCGTCAGGAATCTCTTTTCTGCATTTTCGGCAGAGCATGGTGACGCTCCTTTCTGGAAAGCCGTGCCCGAATCGGGCACGGCTTTAACTCATTCGATAATCCAAGAGTTTCCGCAGTTCTGGCACAGGCAGACTTTAGCCATCTGCGTCACCGTCTTTTCTCCGCCTTTAGACTTCTTCCAGACGAGATTGGACATGCCAAGAGTACAGACGGCAGTTACGCCGCGGGCAAAGTTATTTACGTGCCCGCCGATGCCGTTCCCGTGCTTCTTGGTCTTGCTGCCAACCTCCTGCATAGAGATCGTTACATTCTGGCTTCCGCAGTTCGGGCAATTCATAGTGTTTCCTTTCCGCCCCGTTTCCGAGGCTTTCGTTAAAATTATGCTAAGTTCTTGTGAATTGTTGAATAAAATGACAAATAGTGATACGATAGAGTTACAGCATTGAGGAGGAAAGAATCATGAACGAGCAAGAGGAGGAATTATTGCAGCTATTTGACAGCTTAGACCCATCGGCGCAGCTGGACGCGCTGGAAGCGGCGCGGACGATCAAAAACAGCGGTCGCCTTTAGGAGCGGTGTCCAATTCGGACACCGCTTTTATCCGCCGCAGTCTTTGCAAGCGGTGTATCCCCGAGCAATGGCGTCGTTAATGTCGATGGCGATCTGACTATCCTTCAGGTGGCGACAACCTGCCCGGTGGTACTTAGACCCAGTGCTGGTGATGTAGACCGTGTAGCTCTGCTCGTTGGTGGCGGGAGGGGTGTAGACGGGCGCCTCCTCCACCGGCTGGCTGGGCGCTGCCGGCTCGACCGCGGCCTCCTGAGGCGGCTGAACGGGCGCTGGGTCTGTGGCGGGTGTGTTGGCCTTCGGCTCGTCCTCGACCTGGGGCACATCCTCCGCATCGGCAGGCTGAGGATCTTCAGCCGCAGCTTTGTCTTTCTTGTCAGGGATTGTCTGCTGGATGGGAAGCTGTGTCTGTGAGGTGACGCTCTGCGCCGGCGCAGCAGGGATATTCGCCCGGGACGTCTCCGCCGCAGGGGTCATCATAGCGGCTGCAAAGAAGATGATTGTCACGATGGCGATGCGAGCCGTTTTCTTGAGGTGGAATCTCTCGCGGATCATCTCGTCCAGTCCCGGCAGCGGGGCGGTCAGGATGGCCGCCGACAGCATCAGTCCGCTGGCCAGGGACGGCAGAAACACCAGCGCCGACACGGCGAAGAAACCCGCAGCGATCCAGCGCAAAACTTCCGACGTCAACTTTTTCATATTCAATTCCCCCAACCCGCGCCCGATGGGCGCTGTTTTTTTATTTCTTCCGCTCGCGCTTCTGGCGGAGCATGAAGGCGAAAAGTTCGTTCTGCTGTTCGGCGGTCATGCCATCCAGCAGGCGGGCAAATTCCTCCCGCACGGGATCGGGCGGCGCAGGATCCTCGCCCAGCAGGTCGCTGACGGTGCAGCCCAGGTACTGCGCCAGCATCTGCACCTTTGCCACGGACGGCGTTTGACCCCGCTCAATGTCGTTTATAAAACTGACGCCTACGCCAGATTCGCGGCAGGCGACGGTGGGCTTGACACCTTTTGCGCGGCAGCGCTCTTTGATATTCTGCACAAAAAGTTCCTTATCCATGATGACCTCATACTATTATGGATTTATGCAAAATGACAATTATTTTGTGATTACAAAAATACAACTTGACATTTTGTGATTACGAATTTATGCTTAACTTGTCCCTCAGGTACGAGCGAGAGGGGGGTGAGAAGATGCGACGATGGCGAGAGTTTATGCGGGAGTATTGGATAACCATTGCTGTATCAGCGGCCACAACTGTCGTATTCCGGCTATTGTTAGATTGGCTGCTATAGACACGAGAATGGGCATCCACACGCTTTTCAGTAAAAGCTCTTTTTGGTGCTGCTTTCGCTCTGCAAGGTAGTCGTCCAGCGCAATCTCGCCCTTGGGCGTGATGCGGTAGGCGCCGAGACTTTTGTAGAGTGGCTGCATTGGCTCGTAGGATGTTTTCTTGTCCTCGGCCAAAAGCCCGACATCAGGCTTGGCCAATGCGGCGATGCGATGCTCGACAGCGCCTGTATCCGGGAGCGCCTTTTTAGCGTCGGAAACGGACGCGGGGCTGTGCTTCCGGAAGTATTTCAGGACTTCGGCGTCGCCGGCGGTGATGCGGTTCTCGTTTTCCATCCGATTGCCCCCTTTTGTCCTTCGTTACCTGTTAGATATTCGCTTCCCCCGGCGAGTTTTCCCCCTTTAGCGCTTGTGTCAGAGCGGGAAACGGGCGGATGCAGTTACAACGTCTTCACCGTAATTGCGCCGCCCGTTTTGCCGGGGGAAACAGTGAATTTTCACAGTTTGATGCGGGAGGTGAGAAGATGGTTGCTATCAAATGGGTCATCGCGATGGCAGTGTTCGCGGCGCTGACGCTGCTGCTGGGTTACCTGGCATGGAAAGCGGAGCAGCAATGTGAGAGTTACGACGGTTGCTTTGCCTGTTATGCGTTCGTCATTGGGGCGGCGTTTACGGGCGTCCTCGCGCTGACAGCCGGCATTCGCTTTGTCATTGAGATTTAACGCCTAACGGCATATAGCGACGATTGAGACGATCAGAGCCGCCACCGAAATAAGCGTGGTGAGTGCCCAACGGATAGGCTCTCCGCGGTTGTGCTTCAGCTCTCGCAGCCGGGCGTAGCCCTGTGGGCACAGCATCAGGCGGGAGTGGTACACGGGATCCAGAGAGACGTAGTCCTGCCGCAGCATGGCGCGCAGCAGTTCCTCGTCCTTTTTGCCGAAGATGTCGTCTTTCGTGGCGGTGTTGCCGGCCGCGGCGATCTTCTCCAGGGTGCAGCACTCTTTGCAGATGTTCAATTCGGACACCTCCCTATCGGTTAACGGCGGGGTTCTCCGTTCTGCCCAGCAGGTAGTCCACGGAGCAGTCCAGGCGGTCAGCGATCAGGGCAAGGGAGATGTACGACATGACGCTGCCGTTTGCAAGCTGAGAAACGGCGTTGATGCCAAGGCCGCAGTCATGCAGGAGCGTCCGCATAGGGACTTTGAGTTCCTTTGTCCGCTTCTTGATACGGAACGCGGTATTTTGTGGATCGTACATAATTAGTCTCCGACATTTTCGTGCATTACGCCAAAAATCACTGGCAACAGTGATTTGGTGTTGACAATCACGGTACACCGTGATAATATGCAACCATAGCGAGGCCGACACCGAAAGGTGAGCCCGCGAAAGGGTGCGTATGTGGTTCCTAGCATGACTATCATACCACCCTTTCCTACGCCGTGCAAGGTGAATTTTCACAGAAAATAAGAAAGGATGTGATTTGCGTGTCGATGAAGGAGCTGCGGGAGCGCCGCGGCCTGACGCAGGCACAGGTAGCCGACCGGCTGGACGTGGACAGATCCACGGTGACCAAGTGGGAGCTTACCGGCAACGTGCCGCTGCGCAAGTACCGGCGGAAGCTGTGTGAGCTGCTGGGCTGCACCGAGGCGGAGCTGCTGGCCAACGCTGCCAGCTAAAGCATACGGAAGAAGGGAGGAAATGTCCATGCCGAAGGACGGCGGAAACATCTATCAGACTGCCCGGAAAGCGGCGGGGCTGACGCAGGAGGCCGCGGCGGAGCGGCTGGCCGTCAGTGACACCAGCATACGGGCTTACGAGTCCGGTGAGCGGCTGCCGGGCGACGACATCGTGGCGCGGATGTGTGCGGTGTACAACGTCCAGTATCTGGGCTTGCAGCACCTGCAGCTCAAGTCGGCGCTGCTGCCGGAGTGCGTGCAGTATGCACGGCCGGAGCCGCTGCCGGTGGCCACCATCAAGCTGGTGCGGCGGGTGCTGGCCTTCGCCGAGGCGCACCGGAGCGACCAGCTGCTGGAGATCGCCGAGGACGGGGTCATCAGCGACAGTGAGCGGGCGCTCTTCGACGAGATCGCCGGGGAGCTGGGAGACATTGTACAGGCAGCGCTGGCGCTGCAGTACGCAGAGGAGGTATAGCTATGGCACAGAGGTGGGCATTGGCCGCACTGGTGGCCAGCGAGAGGGACTTCTTTACGCCTGAGCAGGTGGGGAATGTGCTGGGATGCGATCCTCATTTTCTGCGAGTGATGGCGCGGCAGCAGCCGCAGCTGATGCAGTTTCCTTTCCAGATCGTAGGGAACCGCGTGAAGTTCCCGCGCATCCCGTTCCTGCGGTACATGGGGGTGGGGGGATGACAGCATGGCATTATCTGGACCTGCGGCACCCTGATATGCGGCCCGCGCTGGGCCGGACGGTTGTGGTGCGGACGGGGTCGCTGAGCTTCCCCAAGGACGCCACCTACCGCGTGGGGTGCTTCGACGCGGATCCACAGGGCACCAAGCTGTGGTTCTTCCGCTCGGGCGGTGGCATCGAGGATCCCGCCCGCTGGAAGAAATACTATACCGACATCCGGTACACGGAGATTGACACGCCGGAGGGAGGTGTGATCTGTGGGTGACTGGGCGATGCTGGTGCAGTACGCTTGTGCGGCTGCCGGCGCGGCGGCGGTCGTCCGGCTGGTGGACGGCTGCGGAAAAGGCGCAAAAAAAGAACGCCCCCGAGGTGGAGCTCGGAAGCGTTCAATCGTTACAAGGCGCAACGCCTTGCGAGAACAATACCAGTATAACAGACTTTTTGACGTTCGCAAGGGGTGAGAGGAAATTTGGCAAAAAAATTTGAATCGCCCGGATACTGGGCAGTGATACCGGCGCCGGTGCGCTATGATGACCGGATCCCGGCGAACGCCAAGCTGCTGTTCGGCGAGATCAGCGCGCTGTGTGACCGGAAGGGCTTCTGCTGGGCGAAAAACGACTACTTCGCGGAGCTCTACGGCTGGGCGCCCACGACCGTGACGCGGCTCATCAGCAGCCTGCGGGATGCCGGGTATCTGGTGGTGGAGATGGTGCCCACCAGCGGAGGCAGCGAGCGGCGCATTTTCGCCGGAATTTGCACAGGGGGTGTCAGCAAAATTGCGGACACCCCTCTCCGCAAAAATGTAAGGGGGGTGTCCGCAAAAATGATTACCCCCCTACAATATAAAGGGAACAATACAGTAGAACATACCCCCCTTACCCCCCATGGGGGAAAGCGTGTGCAAAAGAGTGTGCACAAGGACGCACCGGACTGGAAGCCGGAGCGGTTCGCGGGGCTGTGGGACTACTACCCCAGGAAGGGGCGGAAGAACAAGCAGAGGGCTATCGCAGCATGGGACAAGCTGCAGCCCGATGACGCGCTGATCGACACCATGGCGCGGTCGCTGGCTAAGCTGAAGGCCACAGAGGAGTGGCAGCGGAATATTGGCATCCCCCATGTGGCCACATGGCTGAACGGGGAGCGCTGGCGCGATGCCGACGAACTGGACGGTCCGGATGATCCGGGCGGCGGGGAGGTGACGTTCGGATGGCAGACGTAGCCCAAAACACCTATCAGGGCTGGCTGTACGCGGAAAACGCCGTGATCGGCGCCATGCTGATCGACGAGCAGGCGGCGCCGGCCATTCTGGGCGCTGTCAGCATCGCGGATATCCGTGTGCCGCACAACCGGAAGATCTATCAGGCCGCCCGTGCTCTGCTGCTGGAGGGTAAGCCGGTGGATCCGGTGCTGATCCGGGACAAGCTGGGCACCGGCATTGAGCAGTACATCCTGCAGCTGATGGAAGTGACGCCCACCAGCGCCAACTGGCGGGAATATGCGGAGATCATGCGGCAGCAGGCAGCGCTGGAGCGCGTTCGCACCATTGCGCAGGAGCTGACGCAGGCCGTCAGTGTGGATGACTGCCGGGAGCAGGTCGCCGCTCTGGGAGAGATCCTCGCCACCGGCAGGGGTGTGGACGCATGGTCTATGCGGGACGCCATGCAGTACTTCATGGAATCTCAGGGCAGCGCGGAGGCGCGGGAGTATATCAGCTATGGCATCCGGGAACTGGACGAGGGCACCTACACGGAGCGCGGCGACGTGGTGGTCATCGGCGGCGAGCCCTCCAGCGGAAAGACGGCTCTGGCTCTGGCCATGGCCTACCACATGGCCAAGACGCACAATGTGGGCTTCTTCTCACTGGAAACGGGAAAGAAGAAGCTGACGGAGCGTCTGGTGTCCACGGTGATCGGGCTGGATTTCAACGCCGTGAAGCGAAAGCAGCTACAGGAGGCGGACTGGGACGCCGTGGTGCAGGGCAGCGAGGAGCTGATCGCCCACAAGCTGACGCTGATCCGCGGCGGCGGCATGACCGCCAGCCAGATCCAGAGCGTGAGCCGCTCCTACGGCTTCGACGTGATCTTCATCGACTATGTGCAGCTGGTGACGCCGGAAGGCGACCCCCGCGCCGGCAACACGCAGGCTATGGCCGCTGTGTCGCGCACGCTGCACGCCTTCGCTCAGACCAGCGGGACACTGGTGGTGGAGCTGGCGCAGCTGACACGCCCCCAGAAGCAGGGCGGCTGGAAGGAGCCGAACATGCACGACCTGAAGGAGACCGGCCAGCTGGAGCAGGACGCGGATATCCTGTAATGGACACTCTGCTTTTTTATGTAGAGAATGGTGAAACGCCGGAGATGTCGCTGCTCACCCGTTCCCGCAGGCACAGCAGCTTGACCTTATGTTCGGTCAGCAGGTCGATGTACTGCTTTGTCATGCCCCAATCCCGCCCTATACGGTCAAGGCTGCTTATAAGTGCGCCCTTGTTGCCAAGGGATTATTTAGCTTGTCGTTTCCTCGGCTCGTTTTTTCAAAAACTCCCGCGCTGGCTCACTGGTTAGGGCAAGCCGGAGAAGCGCGGCGGCTTCCTCGTCGGTCATGTCCTTTGCCTGTGGCACAATGCTTTCAAAGACCGCGCCCCGGACAATAAGGCGGTGGCTGCGTGTTCTGCGTTCCTCGCGGGATAACTTCTGACGCAACATCTTTTCCCGGTTCTCAAACTGCCGGATTTTCTTCTTTCCGTCCTCAATCTCGGCTTGCAGCTCCTCACGGGTTTTCTCTCTCGGTTTTGTCATAGTTGGTCGCTCCTTTCTGATCATAGGCAAACGAAAAGAGCAGCCGTTTTCTGTGCGAAAATAGCTGCCCTTGGTGGGTGAGGTATTCAGTTGTTAGGGGGCTGTTGGCTGCGCGGCAAACTAGGAGTATAGTTTCCGTTTTATGCCATTTCATCAATGGCAGTAACGACCCAAGTTCCATCTTTTTCTTCAATATCCCAACGGGAATAAGTTTCACCCATACCCATTACTAAGCTATTATTCGCATCATAATAGTTTGCGGAATACTTAACCCAAACATATCCCTTTCCATCATGTTGTTCCGTTGTAATAAGTTCAATCGCAGCTTCTGCCTTTTTTACATTTTCATCAAAATAAAAATACTTTTTCAACGCACCGCAACTTTCTGTATCTACATTGTTTTTTGACCCACAATAAGACAAATTGCTTTTGGCCGTTTCCACAAGGTTATTCGCAACCTGCAGTTGCGCTTCATCGCTACACTTGATGTCCATTTCTTTGACTTTTTCTTCCCCATAATATTTTACCATTTCTTGCCCATATTGTTTTACAAGTGCTGATTCTTCCTTTCCACAGGCTGAAAGGCTCATTACCGTTACTATGGATAAAATAATGCACCACACCTTTTTCAT